TTTTTGCTGGTCCGAGTGAGAAGATTCGAACTTCCGGCCTCTTGAACCCCATTCATACGAGAATGTAGTGTTTTCAATGCTTTGCTGGTTTGGAGTTTGAAACGAGTTTGAAATAGGATTTCCTAAATTGCGTCCGTTATCTTTCGCAGGTCGTCCAGATCCACGTCCTGATAATAGCGCGTCATGGAGATGTCGGTGTGCCCGATCAGCTCCAGCATATCCTTTTCCGGTGCTTTGATGCGCTTGGCCAGTGTTGCGAATGTGTGACGGCAGGAGTGCGGCGTGTACTTATGGCGTTTGACGCCACCAGCCACTTCCACGATCGGATTGTCGATGCCGGCGGCTTCGAGCGCCGGATAAAATGCGCGGTCTGTAAATGCACGGAGCGTCCACGAATTGCCGGATTCATCGCAAAACAGCGCGCCGCTGCTGCGGCCGCCAGCGACGTGGTCGACGATGGCCTGAATCTTCGGGGACACGGTGACGGTACGGCCTTTTCCGGCTGCGGTCTTCGCGCCGCCGACCAAGCAGTGCTGCGCGCGGTTATAATTCTGCACGTCCAGCGCGAGGAATTCGCTCGGTCGGAAGCCCAGGTAGATCATGCAGTACACATAGTCTGCATATGGAACGACACCGACGGCCTGCCGGATCTTTTCGATTTCAATGTCCGTGAACGACGGCCGGTGCGCGGCAGCTTCGCCTTTGACGGACAAAAACTGCGCCAGATTCAGGTTCTCCGGGATCAGGTGGCGCGGGATGCCGTACTTATACATCAGGCCGCAGGTGGCGCGCATATTTTCCTTGGTGCGCTTTCCACGTGGGCATTCGTCGATGCAGTCCTGCAGGTCGTCAATATCCACGTCAGATATTTTCATCATCCAGATTGGCGTAAAATATTTGATGGCAGCACGGTAGCACCCCAGCGTGGAATCGTCCGCCTTATGCGTGGGAAACCATGCATCATACAATTCCTTAAACGTTGGATCGCGGCGCTTTGCCTGCGCCTTTTTCAGATCCGGAAGCGCCGCGAGCGCTTCTTTTTTCGTGACAAAGCCGCACTTCGTGCGCGTTTTTCGGCGCATTGTTCCGTCTGACTGCACAATATACCCAAGCGTCACACTGGCACGCCATGTGCCGTTCGCGGCCTTATACACATATCCCTGCCCGTTGCCGCGCTTTTTCCGGCGCGTGACGGGCGTTTGCGGCTTTCCGCAGGCGCAGCAGAACCGGCTGCCGTCCGGGATCTGCGCGCCGCATTTTTTACATTGCATTTTTTATCCCCCTATGATACCATAAAGGGGCAGTTACCCCTTTAATTGCGATTGGTGGTTTTCTGCACGGCCGTCTCGGTGTTCCAGCACCGGGGCGGCTTTTTTTATTAAGCGATAATCGCAAAGGCGATAGCAAGCGGCACATACATGAGATAAAAGCATCTATGATAGAGCTTTAACTGCTCTTCCATGGCTTGTATGCGCGCATCAATTTTATAAAACGCTCTCTGAGATTCTTTTTCGAGCCACTTCTTCCGATCCGGCAATGGAAGCGGCAGGCCAAAATCGTCTTTCGGCTCAGGGATACGGTGCTGCCTCTTTGCATCTGGTTCTTCCTCGTAGTCAAAGCCGTACCACGGGATATCAAAATGAAAGTACCCGCGCTTGATGAGCGCGTTCGCTTCAAAAAACAGCGCAAAAAACAGCGCAACTGACGCAGCCAAAAAGACATAGAGCAGGATGCCTTTTACGGAGTCCGGAACCAGCTTTTTGCACACTGCGGCGGAGAAAGCGGCGCAGCCGAGCAAGCACGCAGGCCACTGGGAGTTCTCCTCAGCCTCCTGTACCAAGGACGTAAGCCTTTTGAGGCGCACACATCGATGCAAAAGCCAGAAGCAGTCGCCCGAAAAAACATCGTATTCCGAGAGACGCGGCAGCTCAAAATCCTTGTCCAGGTCGATATGGATCTCCCCGGCGCGGTAGAGGAACGCGCAGACGAATGCGGAGAGCGCTACGGCGCAGAGCGTGAGAACAATAGGCAGCACTATCCACCACATTGAGACCACACCTTTCAAATGTTTTCGCTTAATTTTACCATGCTGCGCAGGATATGTCCACTGAATTACACTGTATTGCATGACATATTTTTTGGCATTCTATCTATATAGGCTCACGTTTGAAGAAAATAACAAAAAATGTGCAGTATCCTGCACATTTTCAACACGAGGCCGAAAAAATGTGATAGGATTGCGTCAAATGATGAATCACGTGCGCGAATATCGGGAGTACAAGGGCGTCAGCTTGCGATGGCTGGCCAGAAAGGTGGGGTGCGGGGCAAGCACGATCAGCGCGATCGAAAGGGGGAAATGTGTTCCCAGCGTGTATCTGGCGCTGCGGATCGCAAAGGCGCTGGGGACGACCGTGGAGAACTTATGGGAGGGAGAGCTATGACGGATGAGGGACATAGGGAATACTTACTGGCGGAGATTGCGCGGCTGCTGGCCGCGGCGAATGACCGCGCGCTTGAGCTGACGGCCATGCTTTTGCGCAGACTCGCAAAACAATAGAAACCACCAATCGCAAAAAGAAGCGGATCAGGAAATCAATCCTGATCCGCTTCTTTGTTTTCTGCGGTGATCTGGCGGGCAAACGCTTCAATGTCTGCCCAGCGCTCCTCCGGAAGCCTGGACAGCGCCAGAAGAAAGCGCCGTCGAAAATTGTCTTCGTCGTCCTGCATGGTGTCGGCGACGAAATCCATGATCTCCTGGTCACGCGAGATTTGGATGAACATCTCGCCCTCGCCGGTGCGCAGCCAGCGCTCGCTGACGTCGTAGGTGCGGCAGATGGACGCTACCATAATATCCGAAACCGCTGCTCTGCCGTTTTCTACATTGTTGATCATGTCTCGGTTCGCACCAAACGGTGCGCCGAAAGCGGCTTGCGAAAGGCCCTTTGCCTTCCTTACCTCCTTGATTCGACTGTTCATTATGCTCACCTCCTGCGGCGATTATAATTTACCACAAAGAAATGAGCGTGTCAACACAAAAGCGAGCAAAAATACTCAAAAAATGTGTTGACATGCTCATTATTTTGCGGTATTATGAGCACACAGACACATATGGATGTGCTCTTAAGCACAGAGAGGAGATGAACAAAATGCTGACGTATAACGAGCAGAAAACCATCGAGCGGCTGGCTGCCGTGATGCAGAACATGGACGAGATGCAGAAGGCGCAGCTGTGCGCTTTTGCAGAGGGGCTGGCGATGGCGCTGGAGCACAGCAAGCGCGCGTCGTAAGGCGTGCGCTGAACGCAATCACTTTTTGCGGCGCTTTTCTTTGATCCAGTCGATCAATGCACGGATTGGGATACAAATGAATGCGTATAGCACCGAACCGATTTCTAATACAAAGATCGGTACGAGGATGGCGACGGCAACAATGCCGCCGACGGAAATGTGTTTCGCCTTTGAATCATCTGATTTCTGGGGCGAAGGGCGCGGTGTGCTCTGCACATCGTAGCTGCTGCCGGAATTGCTCCGGCTGCTGCTTCCGCTCCGGCTGCTGTGGTCGGTCTGGTCATCGAAAGCGTATGGGCAATCGATGATACCGTCGCCGTCCATGTCGTAGTGCTGGTGCGCTGGGTAGCCGTGGTGATAGTGATACTCGCCGGTGGATCGGTCGTAGTGGCCACCGTTGGCATCTGTTTTCCCGCTGTGTGCCAGCACAGTGGGAGAGAGCAAGAGCAAAAACGCAAGCAAAAATGCAAGCAATCGTTTCCTCAAGGGGATCACCTCCAAGAGGGAACATACCACGAATCTGAAAAAATGTACAGGAAAAGGAGAAAACACGATGGAGCGAAAGCACACGAAGCGTGCGGCCGTGACGGACGAGGAAGTCGAGGCCGAGATCGCCGAGCTGAAGCAGGACGAGTATGTGAAGCTGGCGCAGCGGTACGACCAATACCGCGCACGGCGGCGGACGTATCTGTACCAGCTGCGGATCAAGCAGCGCAAGGGCATCGAGCTGGCCGCCAGAGGCGTGACGCTGGAAAATCTCGAGGAAATGGGGGACGAGCCGTGACACTGGAAGAACTGGCCGCGAAGCCGTCGGAGATCCTGACGTGCGCGGACGTGGCCCCGCTGCTGGCCTGCAGCGCGTGGACGTTGCACGAGCAGGCGATGGAAGACCCATACGCGCTGGGCTTCCCGGTGATCGTCGCAAAGCGGCGGGTGAAGATCCCGAAGCGAGCGTTTATCCGCTTTATGCGCGGAGAGATGGAGGGAGAGAGGACATGAAGGTATTCGGAGATCCGCGCGCGCGGGCAAAGGCGCGCAGATACATCATCTGGGGCATCGAGGACGGCATCGTCTGTGCGAGCTTCCTCGGCGGCATCGCGCTGGCCGGGTGGGTGTTTCACGTGATCTTCACGGCGCTGGGGGTGGCGTAATGGGCCTGACGGGTGAAGCCCGCCGCGCATATATGCGCAAATACCGCGCGGCGAACTACGAAAAGCTGTCTGCGTACTACAGCAACAGGCGGCGCAAAAAATCGCGTGACACCGCTTTCGGTGCGTTTTTGCGGGCAAACGGTATCACGCAGACAGCAGCGGCCAAAATGCTTGGCGTGTCTGTATCAACGGCCAGTAGCTGGGCGAATGGCATCACGACCGCACGCGAAGATAAGATCCGCGCGGTGTGGCCGGAGTATGGGGCGAAAACATGATCCATTACACACTGAACATCGAACCGCCGGTTGAACCGCCGGCCTACACCTGCCCGCGCTGCCCGGTGTGCGGCGAGGAGGCAGGCAGCTACTACAAGGACAAGTGGGGCAACATTGTCGGCTGCCCGGAATGCGTGCAGGAGGTAGACGCATGGACATTGTAAGCGACACCTACATTCGCGGCGGCATCCCGCAAAGCCGCTATTGCCGCAGCTGCGCGCACTATCAGGTGCTCTCCGGCTGCAGCAATAGCAGGGGCGGACCCGGCGCACGGGTGTGCCTGTACATACTCGATACCGGCCGTCGGCGGGGATGCCCACCGGGGTACGGATGCCCGAAGCGCATCACGCCGGAAGCATTCGCCAAAACGCCGCACGGGAGCGAGATCATGCGTATGCGTATGCGCAGCGCAGGAGGCGGCGCGAAGAACAGAGGGAGGAGAAAGCAAAGATGATCACGAAGACGACGACCGTCGGCATGACGGACGAGCAATGGCACGCCGAGCGGCGCAAGAGCATCGGCGGCAGCGACGCCGGGACGATCCTCGGGCTGAACAAATACAGCTCGCCCTACGCGCTGTGGGCCGAGAAGACCGGCCGCGTGACACCGGAGGACATCAGCGACCGCGAGGCGGTGCGGCTGGGGCACGACCTGGAGGACTATGTGGCAAAGCGTTTCGCCGAGGCGACCGGAAAGCGGGTACGGCGGGAAAACCACTTCCTTGCCAACAGCGACTATCCATTCGCGCACGCGCTGCCGGACCGCATGGTGATCGGCGAGAACGCGGGGCTGGAATGCAAGACAACGTCCAGCTTCGAGATCCCGAAGCAGTGCGCCGAGGGCGAATTTCCGGCGGTGTGGTACTGCCAGATCATGCACTACATGATGGTGACGGGCGCACCGGTATGGTACCTCGCGGTGCTGTGCTTCGGGCGGGGATTTTACTGGTTTCGCGTGGAGCGCGACGAGGGCGAAATTTCGGCTCTGGCGGCTGCCGAGCAGGAGTTTTGGGATTATGTGCGGAGCGGGACAGAACCGCCTGTGGACGGAACGGACGCGACAGCGGAGGCGCTGCGCACGATCTACCCCGACAGCAGGGACGGCGAGACGTGCGACCTTGGCGCGGTGCAGTCCGCAGTGCGCAGCTACACGGCGCTGGGCGAGCAGATCGATGAGCTCAAGCGGCTGCAGGCGGAGCAGGCGGCGGCTATCCAGCAGTTTATGGGCACGGCGGAAAAGGGACTGTGCGGCGACGTTTCGATCACGTGGAAGACGCAGCAGCGCAGCACCTTCGACCGCAAGAAATGGGAAGCGGCGCACGGTGCGATCCCGTGCGAATACTTCAAGACGTCGCAGGCGCGGCCGTTCCGGGTGACGAGCCGATGACGCCGTCGACACCATGCAGGGACTGTCCGGGAAGATATCCCGGCTGCCACGCGAAATGCGGACACTACGCCGAATTCCGGCGCGGGAGGGACGCGGCAAATCTGGCACGGCAGCGCGACAACGATATCCTGCGCTACATACGCGAGAACCACGAAAAACGAGAATATGTGAAAAAACAACCATAAAAAAGAAAAGGGGAAAACACATGAACAGACAGGGAAACACGGTTCAGATCAGCCCTGAGCGGCTGCGCCTGTTTTGCAGCAAGAACGGCGGCCAAACGGTCGTGAGCGAGACTCTGGGCTACGGTAAAAGCTTCATCAGCAACGCGCTGCACTCCGGGAAGATGAGCCGGGCGGCGAACAAACTGCTGGCAGCCACATATGGCATCCCGGAGAACTTTTTCCTCGCGCCGGATCCTCCGAAAACGGCACAGCCGCCGGAGCCGAAGGCCGCGCCGCAGGCGAAACAGACGGGATACGCACTGCGGCTGCAGGCGACGGACAAGCAGGTATTCCTGCTGCTGGAGCACGACGGCGAGAAAGTCGGCAGCGCGTACTCGAAGCGCAAGGACAACAGCGAGCTGGCGCTGGTGCAGGCGATCAGCTACGCGGCACACATGATCTACAAATTCTGCGAGCAGAAGACGCTGCAGGAAGCTATGGAGGGCAAGTAAATGGAAAAGAATCTGATCCAGAAGCAGGGCGGCCAGATGAGTGCCGCGAAGGCAGAGAAAAAGACGATGCAGGCATACATCAAGGCGATGGCGCCGGCGATCCAGAAGGCGCTGCCGAGCGTGATCACGCCGGAGCGGTTCACGCGCATGGTGCTGTCGGCCCTGTCGGCCACACCGAAGCTGGCCGAGTGCTCGCCGCAGTCGTTCCTCGCGGCGATGATGACGGCGGCACAGCTGGGCGTGGAGCCGAACACGGCGCTGGGGCAGGCGTACCTGCTGCCGTACCGCAACCACGGGAACATGGAGTGCCAGTTCCAGCTCGGCTACAAGGGGCTGATTGACCTGGCATACCGCAGCGGCGAGGTGAGCGTGATTCAGGCGCACACGGTGCACGAGAACGACGTGTTCGACTACGAGCTTGGCATGGACCCGAAGCTGCGGCACGTGCCGGCGAAGGCAGACCGCGGCGAGGCCGTCGCCTACTACGCGATGTTCAAGACCAAGGACGGCGGCTATGGCTTTGAGGTGATGAGCGTGGACGATGTGCAGCGGCACGCGCAGCGATACAGCAAGAGCTACGGGAGCGGCTCGAGCCCGTGGAGGTCCAACTTCGACGAGATGGCCAAGAAGACCGTGCTCAAGCGCGCGCTGAAGTACGCGCCGCTGAAGTCCGATTTCGTGCGCGGCGTGGCGCAGGACGAGACCATCAAGGCCGAGCTGAGCGACGAGATGTACGCCGTGCCGGACGAGACGGTGTACGAGGCCGAGGGCGAGGAGATTGGCAGCACGGCCGTGGACGCGGAAACGGGAGAGGTGATCGGCGATGCTGAATAAGATCGTGATCATGGGCCGCCTGACGCACGACCCAGAGATGCGCCAGACCGGGAGCGGGACGTCGGTGACGTCCTTCTCCCTCGCGGTCGAGCGGGACTACAGCGGCAGGGACGGTGGCGAGAAGCAGACGGACTTCATCGACGTGGTGGCATGGCGGCACACGGCGGAGTTCGTCAGCAAATACTTCGCCAAGGGCGATATGGCTGCTGTGAGCGGCCGCCTGCAAATCCGCGGCTGGACGGACAAAGACGGCAACAAGCGCCGCAGCGCCGAGGTCGTGGCGGACAGCGTCTACTTCGGCGGGAGCAAGCGCAGAGAGGCGGACGCAGCGCCTGCTGCATACGACGCGCGTCCGGTCGCCGCGCAGCCGACGGAGGCAGACATGGAGCGGATCGACGCGCTGGTGAGCGCATACGACAACGTCGCATACGCCGACGATTTCGACGGCGGGGATCTGCCGTACTAAGGGGGAAACAGCATGGCATGGATTGAGCTGCACCAGACGCTGCCGACGAACCGCAAGACGATGCGCTTCAAGCGGCTGCTGAAGATCAAGACGCCGCAGGCCGTCGGCCATATGTGTATGCTGTGGCTCTGGGCAATCGACAACGCGCCGGACGGGGATCTGTCTCCGTTCGGCGCGGACGAGATCGCGGAGGCCGGCGGCTACACGGGCAAAGACCCGCACGCATTTGTGGACGCACTGGTCGGAGCAGGGTTCGTGGACGACGACGGCACATCCCTGATGATCCACGAGTGGTATGACTACGTCGGTAATCTGGTGGACAAGCGCGCGATCACAAAGGCGCAGAACCGGGAGCGCGCGCAGAGATACCGCGACAAGCGCAAGCAAATGTGCGTGACGGAAAGCGTGACGGAGCGTGATGATGTAACGCAGCGTAACGCTGGCGTAACGCGTGACGCGAGCGAACGCGCAGCGTTACGTAACGCTGACGTAACGACCCTATACAGTACAGTACCGTACAGTACCTATACAGTACCCTATATTTCTGAAGAAAGAAAGGTAAAAGAAAGAACCCCGGAAGTGCAGCCTGTGACCGACGTGACGCCTCCGGAAGCTGTCCGGCCTGACGTGCTGGAGACGAAAAACAGATTGATCGTGCAGGCGGATATGCCGAAGGGCCGGAAGCTGGACGAACTGCCGGAGGGGATGCGCCTTGCAGACCTGCCGTTTATCCGGCTCTGGCGCAGCAAGGGACGCGACGTGCGCACGGACACGGTAACGCTGGCCATTGATACGTACCTGCGGGAGCGGCCTGCACAGCCGGACGAAAAGGCGGGTGAGGCGCGTGTCGAGCGGTAGCTTCCGGCAGGTGTATGTTAAGTGCCCTTTTTACCTGTATGACGACGGCGCGGGGCGCATCTGCTGCGAAGGGATCGCGCCGGAGACGACGGTGGCGACGATGTTTCGCCACAGAAGCCAGATGCAGCGGCATATGCAGGTGTTTTGCGAGGAAGCATACACCTGCTGTGAGCTGTACAGAGCGGTAATGGCCGCAAAATACGAGGACGAGGAAGGAGACCAATGATGGAAGGGAATGAACGAAAGCGCGCGGACGATCTTCCGGCCGGCGCTGTGGAGCAGGTAAGAGAGATGCTGCACCGGCCGCGCTCGAGCGCAGATTTTTCGCCGGCAGCAAGATACGCCGTCAGCAGATTGTGCGACTATGCCGAGCAAGAACATGAGCAGCGCGAGAAAGCGGAAACCATGATCTGCAGCGAACGGCGCAAGGCGCTGGCGTTTTCCGCCGAAATGGCGCGGCAGGAGCGCACCATCGACGACCTGCGGCAGCAGTTGTCGTTTATGCAGCAGGCGCTGAAGGAATTGCAGCACGCGGGGGTGTGAGGCATGGACGTGGCAGAATTTTTTAGTGGATTTAGGCGGATGTGTAAATCGTCCAGTGATTGCGCAAAGTGTGAGTATCACGGCGACAGATGTGATAACGTCATTGAGCTTTTAGAAAAAACCGTTGCGGTGGTGGAACAGTGGTCTCTGGAGCACCCGCGCAAGACGCGGCAGGATGTGTTTTTGGAACAGTGGCCGAATGCAAAAATTTATGATAATGTTATGACGATTTGCCCCAAGGTGATTGACATTAGCTTTTCTTGTCGTATGGATTGTTTGGATTGCTATACTTGCAGGCAGGAGTTCTGGATGAAGGATGTGGAGTGATGGAGAGACTGACGTTTGAAGGAAATTTCTGCGACATCTCGCAGTGCCGGGAGCTGCCGTGTCCGCACGGTGGCAACTACACACAGCGGAAAGTGTGGGAAAAGCTAAAGGCATACGAGAACCTCGGCTTCGAGCCAAAGGAGTACAAGATGGCGATGAGCACAGACATCATAGTCCGCTGTGCGGCAGCCGCGCTTGGCGTGCCTGTCGAGCAGCTGTGCGAGGTGGTTGCGCTTGGGAAGGCCGGGCGCTTGATGGTGCTGCCGGACGGGGAGGCGATGCCCAGTGAGTAAGGCCGTACTTATCAGCATCCGCCCAAAATGGTGCGAGCTGATCGCCAATGGCAAAAAGACCGTTGAGGTGCGCAAGAGCCGCCCAAAGCTGCACACGCCGTTCAAGTGCTATATCTACTGCACCAGCGTTAAAAGCATGAATTTGCAAGATTATGTTGATGCGATTTCAAGCGCCGCCGCTGTCGATGATTGGAGCGGCAAAGTTATCGGAGAATTTATGTGCTGTGCGACCATCCCAATAAGTGTTGAGTATTCTGGCCCCAGTCATCGGATCGCTGGCATGACAGACAAGCAAATAATTGATTATCTCGGCAATGGGAAAATGGGCTACGGCTGGCTCATACTTGACTTAAAAATCTACGACAATCCGCAGGAGCTTAGCAAGTTCCGCGTAGAGGACAAGCTAGCAATCAAAGCGTGCAAGCATAGGTTCCGCGCCGGACAGCCGGAATATGTTGCAAGGCACGGCGGATGGCTGCAAGGCGGTTGGGGTTGCATGAAAAACGGAGAACCTGAATGGTGCGAAAACTGTTTGACTAAGCCGCTTACCCGCCCGCCTCAAAGCTGGTGTTATGTGGAGGAGAACGACAATGGCTGAATACATCAAGCGAGAAACGTTTTTGAAAGACATCGAAGAGCGATATTGTTTACCGTGCAAAGAGGCAGGGAAAGACCACAACGGCTTTATATGCCACGCTTGCTGGGTGGACGCTATGCGCGTTGATGTAATAGACGCGCCCGCCGCCGACGTTGCGCCGGTGATGCATGGGCACTTTGTACATGACGGGCCGAGGTTTGCTGGCGGTGTGGACTGGTGGCACTGCAGCAACTGCGGCAGACTGGCGTCTGGCGTGGAGACGCAATTTGCCTACTGCCCATGGTGCGGAGCGAGAATGGACGGTGATAGGGATGGCTGAATCCGTTGAGCGGGATGCGGCGCTTGCAGCCGCCCATTTTATGGCGCGAAGAGGGACGGTGACAGCGATGGCGAATGAGAAACGGTGCGAAACCTGTACTGAGGAATGCGCCAAGTCTCAAATGGCGCATGAGGCCGCCGTTGGCAGAATGTACGCCACAAAAGAATTTATTTTATTGCAAAAGAAGATTGAAAGCGGCCAGCTTGTCGAGGTGGTGCGGTGCGAAGACTGCCTGTTTTGGGAATTCGGCGAGAACGAATGTGAAAGCTGGGAGTGGTGCAAGGCGCTGCATCGCGATATGCCGCCGCACGCTTTCTGCAGTCTCGGCGTACGAAAGGATGACGACGATGCCAAAGAGAGTTAATCCGCGCCGGAGACCAGCGACACAGGCGGACGTGCGGCGCGCGAAGGACACGGCGACGGCGGATGCCTGCCGCGTGACGCTGGCGATCTTTTTTACCGCCCTGCTGGACAAGGAAGGCATGGACGCGGAGCAGCTCCAGCGCATCTGGCATGAAGTGGAGGCGCTGTCGGAGAGTGTGCGCGACGGCTATGTATCAGCACCGGACCTGATCCGCGTGCTGCGCGAGGAATATGAGATCGACATCATAGGAGGATAAAGCAATGAACAGACTGGACACCCTGAAGGCCGCCGCCGAATGCGTGTGCGGCAGCCGAGAAGAAGACTACGGCAGCCCGGAGGATAACTTCGCCGTGATCGCGGCGCTGTGGACGGCATACACCGGCACGGACACCACGCCGAAGGACGTGGCCATGATGATGGCACTTTTGAAGATCGCCCGCGCGAAGGCGGGCAGCAAGCCGGACACCTACGTCGATTTGGCTGGCTACGCAGCGTGTGGGGCAGAAATTTCGGCGCGAGATCCGAAAAGTGGCACGCAGTGCAAAAAAAATACCACGTCTGGCGCGGCCGGAGGCACAGAGACGGAAAAAACGGCATCCTGCGTGAAGCTGCAGCGGATGGACGGCTACTATCTTGTGGACGTGGACGGGAATCCGCACCGCTTCACACTGTGGGAAACCGCGATGCAGTTTATCCGCGAGCACGCCGGTGAGCTGACGTGACGGCGGAGTTTGTGATCCCGACGAGGCTGCCGGGAATGAACGAATACACCCGCGCCTGTCGGCGGCACGCGCAGGTGGGCGCGAAGATGAAGCACAACAACCAGGAGATCGCCGCGTGGGCGATCAAGACGCAGCTGCGCGGGGTGCAGTTCACGAAGCCGGTGGAGATCACCTACACGTTCTACGAACCGAACCGGCGGCGGGACAAGTCAAACGTCGCGGCGTTCGGCGTCAAGGTAATCGAGGACGCGCTGGTGATGTGCGGGGTGCTGAAGGACGACGGCTGGGCATACATACAGGCGTTTACGTCGCGCTTTGCGCTGGACAAGGAAAAACCGCGCATCGTGGTGCGGATCACGGACGAAGGCGCGGAATAAATGGAAAGCTCCGGGGCGGAAGCCTCGGAGCTTTTGCCGTATTTTGTTACTGCATGGCTTTGGCCATCTCGGCGATCGCGGTCTCGGCAGCGACACGCGCCTGATCCAGATGGATGCAGGACCAGTCCATGCGGATGTACTGCGGCGATTCGATCAGGTTCTCCGGCATGCTTGCCTGCGCGCGGTCTTCTTCTGCTGACAGATCTGCAAGCTGGTCGCGCAGAGACTCGCACGCGGCGATCAAGGCGCGAAGCCGGCGGCGGTCGTTATTCATGGGGCGCACCTCCCTTCGGCGGCTTTCGCACGGGGTAAATGACGGTCTCGCCGTCCGGCGGCATATCATCCGCGTGGATGTAGGTGGGCGCCGTCCATTTGAGGATCAGGCGGCGATCATCCTGCGGGCCTGCCCAATAGTGATGCCAATGGCCGCGGCGGGCGTGCGGCCGCTTTTTGCCGCCGGGCGTGCTGCCGGTGGTGGCAGCCTCGTCTGCTTCCGCGCACGCTCGTGCACCACGGATGGCCGCGCCCATGCGCACGCCGACATACTGCAGATCGACGGTGCTGGCCTTGCCGACGTCGTCGGGCTTGCGCGGGATCTTTTGCGTGTGCTTGTGATCCGGCGCGGCAGCGATGTCCGCGCCGTCGGAGATGATGTACAGGATGATCTGGATGACGCCAAGGATGATGCGGCCGAGGGAAGCGACGTCCGAGACGGTGCTGATGTCGACGCCGACATTCTCGCGCGTGCGATCCAGCGTGGACCGCACACAGTCGCCGATCGTGCCAGACGGATCCAGATGCAGCACCTGTGGGACGGTGCCCAGCATATCATCGTACAGCCACTGCACGCGCAGCTCCGTCGAGCCGTGGTTTACGTCGTAGTCAACCCAGGCAAAAAAGCCGTCGACACCGGGCAGCTCCGGGTGATGCGCCTTGACATAGATACAGGGGTACGGCAGGTGCAGCAGCAGGTCGACCGGCAGGACGTCGGTGTCCTCCATGTCCTCCGCCTGGGCAAAAAGCATCTCGGCCATGTCGTCATCGACGGCATAGATGATGCGGCTGCGCCGCCACGCCCAGCAGGCCGTAAGCTCCGCCGACGTGGCTGCGGCATCCAGGTCGCTTCGGCCGCGGGCGTAGGTAAGGTAGGTGTAGGCCGCGTTGATCGGCAGCGGGCAGTAGTCCGGCCACGCCAAGCCGTCCTCGCCGTTGGCGGTCGCGCAGCTGTCAAGCTGCTTATAGGCATCCGGGCAGCTGCGCAGCCACTTGCGCAGCAGGGGCAGAGGGGTTTCGCGGTCACGCATCTGTATCGCCTCCCCCGTCACAGTCCGCATTGCTTTGCAAGCAGCAGGCGCACATACGGCGGGCACTCGCGGCTCCCGGAGATCCACCCCTGCAGCGTGCGCAGCGGGATTGCAAACCGCGCCGCAAAATCTGTCTGCGACAGGCCGGTGTGCTGCACGATCTCGTTGACGGTCAGGTGCGCGTAGCGCCAGATGGGCCGCAGTTCTGCAACCAGCGCCGGGAGCTCGTCCTCACCGGCATGGAATATGTCCGACGTCGCAACGTCGGACGCGAACGCATCCGGGTCATCGTAGGCAGCGGCCTCCTGCAGCGCTGCCGAAAACTGCTTATCCGTGAGATCATAGTGCTCATCCAGATCGTCTGCGCTGGCATAGATCCAGGCGTGCGCGACATCGGTTGCCGGGTATCCGTGCTTGGGGTCGCGGCGCAGCGTGATCGCCACATCTACGCCGCCCTTTCCGCCGAGGATGCCTGACTTGTACTCGGCACGGTAGCCGACGATGGCGGTGTATGATCCACGGATACCGGCGCTCGAGACGAGGCGCTGGAGGCTCCCGTTGATCGCGTCTGTGAGTGTGGTGCCGCTGATCGTGTCCGGCCACTGGCTGCCGGACACGTACACTTCGTATTCTTTCGCAGTGATGCCTTTGCTTATCATTGCGTTTTGCCTCCTTTAGTGGCCTCACGCCAGGCTGCCAGAGCCTTGGCATAGTTTTTGAGTGCGTCGGCGTCATCGTTGCTGATGCGGGCCTCCGCATTGTCAACGTAGATGCGGTAGCCATAAGCCGCCGTGCCGTAGACCTTGCCGTTCCAGCGGCCGGCCGGGTAGCAGTCCGGCCGGGCCGGCTCCGTGATGCCGGATGCCTCAGCGGCCGCGACGCGCTCGCGCTTGGCGGCGGCTTGTTTGGCAAGATACTCCGTGTCTACAATGCTATCGTCGATCACGGCGCCGAGCGCCTTCGCGCGCTCGATCTCGTCGTAGGCGTCCTCCTGCGGGACGACCTTGATCCATTTTTGCTCTCCGCGCTGGACGCTGTAGCCGTAGGTGATGTAGTCATCCGCAAATGACCAGCGGTACCCGAGCGCCTTAATGTCGTCCTTGCGCGGCATGGTGTCGCCGCCGAAAAACAGGACGACCGGCGTGTTGTCTTTGTACGGATAGCCGGTCATATGCAGCGTCAGGGGCAGCTCAGCCTCCGCTGCGGCGGCAGCCTCGCGCTCGGATGCCTTGCGCGCAGTGTAGCAAGCATCGCACTCATCAAAGTTTGCGGCTGCCCACTCCTCCCAGCTGTCTGCATCGCGCCGGTTGCAGCAGATCTTAGTGCGGGTAAACGTTGCGCCGCATTTGGCGCAAGTACAGGTTGCGGTTGCTTTTGCCATGATGATTTATCTCCTTTCGTGCGTACCGAATGTGTATCCGCACAGATTACTCGTCGACCCAGCCCCAGAGGTCAAACCATGTGGTCGGGCAGCTCAGCTTGTACGTGACGCCGGAGCCGGTGGTGCTATACACCTCGTAGCTGGCCTCCATGTAGCACGGCGCGCAGCCGTTGGAGCGGCGAGAGATGTCCGCGAGATCATCGAGCTCCGAGATCGGCTGCTCGGTCTCGAGATACAGTGCGTGTGCCTCGCTTGTGATGGGATCGCGCAGGATCTCCATGTTGTGCTTTGCCTGCAGTGCTTTTGCCTCGTTGCGTGTCATAGTTCTCGTCCTTTCCGGCCGGTGGCCTGTCGTGTTGTCCTCTTGATGGTTTAAGTATACCGCTCATTGAGCATAATGTCAAGCGTTTTTGCGCTCAACCGGCGCAAAAAGATGCACAAAAAATGGTTCGGAAGTTGTGCAGGATGCAGAAAATGCTGGGATAGATAAGCGCGGGCGGCTTGGTGTACGATGGACGCGGAGGTGCAGTGATGGTGTACCAGGACTGGGATGCTTTGAAAATGGAATATGTCACCACAAAGACGACCTACGCGAAGCTGGCCGAAAAGTACGGCATCAGCATCAGCCAGATCAAAATCGTGGCTGCACGTGACGGGTGGACAAATGAGCGGAAAAAGTTCGCCGCGCGCGTACAACAAAAGGCGTACAAAAAGGCGTGTAACCACGAGGCCGACCGGCTCGCGCGTTTGATCACCGCCACCACGGGCGCGATCGACGTGGCGATGCGCGCGATCGGCGACGATGAGCAGTTTAACCGCTACCTGGTTGAGCGGCGGGAGAAGTATGCCGTGCCGGTGGCGGACGAGGACGCAGAAGACGGCGAGCTGCCGCCGGATGGGAAGCTGCTGCTGGAGCGGCAGTGGACGGAGGAGCAGACATACCAGAAGGTGGACACGAAGGCGCTGAAGGACCTGACGGGCGTGCTGAAGGACCTGACGGGGCTGGTGCGCGATCTGTACGGCATCCCGACGCAGGCGCAGGCCGAGGCGCAGCGCATCGCGGCCGAGCGGCTGGAGCTGGACCGCAAAAAGGCCGAGGACGGCAGCACAGACACGCACGCGGAGCTGGAGATCGTGGGCCTGCCGGAGGAGTACAAGCGATGATACTGATCGATGCAAGCAAGATCAGCGACAAGCAGGACGCCTTCCTGCGCGACGAGCACCGGCACGTGGCCTATGGCGGGGCGCGCGGCGGCGGCAAGAGCTGGGCCGTGCGCACGAAGGCCAAGATCCTGGGCTGCACGTATCCCGGCATCAAGATGCTGATCGTCCGGCGCACGCTCGATGAGCTGCGCAACAACCACGTAAAATTTTTGACGCCGGAACTCGCGGGCGTGGCGAAGTACAACCAGTCGACGAAGGAGTATAAATTCGCCAACGGCAGCACATTGACGCTGGGATACTGCGACGCCGAGAAGGATCTGGGCCACTATCAGGGCGCGGAATACGACGTGGCCTTTTTGGACGAGGCCGGGCAGCTGCAGCCGGAGTGGATCCGCGAGATCAACGCCTGCGTGCGAGGCACAAACGGATACCCCAAGCGGACATACTACACGCTCAACCCCGGCGGCCCGGCGCACGGATACTTCAAGCGCCTGTTCGTCGACCGGCGCTTCGAGGATGCCGAGCGGCCGGAGGACTACAGCTTCATCCAGGCGCTGGTGACGGACAACCGGGCGCTGATGGAGGCGCAGCCGGAGTACATCGCCGAGCTGCGCAAGCTGCCCCCGAAGCTGCGCGCGGCATGGCTGGAGGGCTCGTGGGACATCTTCGAGGGGCAGTTTTTTGAGGATTTTCGCACGGAGCCGGATCTGATGGCGGCGCACGAGGCGGGCGTGGACGCGGACCCGGAGGAGCTGCGGGCGCAGCACAGGTGGTGCCACGTGATCAAGCCGTTTGACCTCGCGGCCGGAGCGTGCCGGGGATGGCACATCCTGCGCAGTTACGACTTCGGCTACGGCAAGCCGTTTTCCTGCGCGTGGTGGGCGATGGACTATGACGGCGTGCTGTACCGCATCCTGGAGCTGTACGGCTGCACGGAGACGCCAAACGAGGGCGTGAAGTGGTCGCCGGACGAGCAGTTCAAGCGCATCGCAGAGATCGAGGACACGCACCCGTGGCTGAAGGGCCGGAAGATCACGGGCGTGGCGGACCCGGCGATCTGGGACGCATCGCGCGGCGAAAGCATCGCGGACACGGCGGCGCGGTATCGCGTGTACTTCACGCCGGGCGACAACAAGCGCGTGCCGGGATGGATGCAGTGCCACTACAGGCTGCAGTTCGACGCGCAGGGATATGCGCGGATGTACGTCTTTGATACGTGCAAGGCGTTCATCCGCACGGTGCCGCTGATGATGTACAGCCGGACGAACCCGGAGGACCTGGACACGACGCTGGAGGACCACGTCAGCGACGAGTGGCGATATCTGTGTATGTCGCGGCCGGTGAAGCCGATGCTGGCGGCGGAGGAAGAACCAGTGCTGTCCGATCCGCTGAATCAGCTGCAGAAACCGGGGCGCTACGGCGCGATCTGGTGATAAAAACGGGAGGTAAGTATGGACGAAATTCGCATTCATGGCGCGGATACGCAGGCGCTCGGCGGCCAGGTGATGCCGCCGGAGGACGTGATCACGCGCGAGCAGCTGCAAGAGTTTTCCCGCGTGCTGCACGAGTACAAGGTGGGCAAGGCCAGCACCGAGCGGCGCATGATCGCGGCCGAGCAGTGGTGGAAGCTGCACAACCAGCCGGAAGAAGAGAAGGCCGGAAACCAGCTGTACAGGGGCTTCCGCAGCCGGAGCTCGTGGCTGCATAACGTCATCGTGAACAAGCACGCGGACGCGGTGGAGTCGTACCCCGAGCCGAACATCCTGCCGCGCGAGGAAGGCGACAAGCAGGAAGCGAAGATGCTGTCGGCGATCGTGCCGTGCGTGCTGGAGCAGAACGCCTTCGATGCGACGTGGAGCGACGCGATGTGGGCCAAGATGAAGTACGGCACGTGCGTGTACAAGATCACGTGGGACAGCGGCAAGCTCGGCGGCCTCGGCGACATCAGCATCGAGCGCGTGAACGTGCTGAATCTGTTCTGGGAGCCGGGCATCACGGACATCCAGAAGAGCCGGTACGTGTACCACACGGAGCTGATGGACAACGAAGCGCTCGAGGAGCAGTACCCCCAGCTGCGTGGGCAGCTCAAGGGCAACGACTTTTATGCGTCGAAGTTTTTGTACGACGACAACGTGCCGACGGACCGGAAGAGCACGGTGATCGACGTGTACTACCATCGCGGCGGCGTGCTGCACTACTGCAAGTATATCGGCGACATCGTGCTGTACGCGACGGAAAACGACCCGGAGTGCCGCGAGCGGGGGCTGTACGATCACGGGCTGTACCCGTATGTGTTCGACGCGCTGTTCCCGGTCGAGGGCTCGCCGTGCGGCTACGGTTACGTGGATATCTGCCGCAACCCGCAGACGGCCATCGACAGCCTCGGCACGAGCCTCGTGCGCAACGCTGTGGTTGGCGCGACGCCGCGCTACTTCATGCGCGAGGACGGCAGCGTGAACGAGCAGGAGCTGCTGGACACGGAGAAACCGCTGGTGCACGTGGACGGCAACCTGGGGCAGGACAGCATCCGGCCGATCGACTACAACGCGCTGCCCGGAAACTACATCAACGTGTGGTCGACGATGGTCAACGAGTTGCGCGAGACCAGCGGAAACACCGACACGGCGACCGGCAGCGTGACATCCGGCGTGACGGCGGCGAGCGCCATTGCCGCGCTGCAGGAGGCAAGCGGCAAGGGCAGCCGGGACAGCACGCTGGCAGCATACCGTGCATACAGCAAGATTGTGAATCTGTGCATCGAGCTGATCCGGCAGTTTTACGATCTGCCGAGATCCTTCCGGATCGTGGGCGAGCTGGGCATGGAGCAGTTTGTATCCTACAGCAACCGGGGGCTGCAGCCGCAGGCGCAGGGCATGGCCTTCGGCGCGGACATGGGGCTGCGGTTGCCCGTGTTCGACATCAAGGTGTCGGCGCAGAAGAAAAACGTCTATACGCGCGTGAGCCAGAACGAGCTGGCGCTGCAGTTTTTCCAGATGGGCTTCTTCAACCCGAGCATGACGGACCAGGCGCTGGCGTGCCTGGACATGATGGACTTCGACGGCAAGGACGGCGTGATGCAGAAGATCCAGCTCAACGGCGTGCTGGCGCAGCGGCTGCAGCAGTACCAGCAGCTGGCGCTGTCGCTGGCGCAGATCGCGCGGCCGGACATGGTGCAGGGTATCGCGGCGGACATGGGCATCGCCATGCCGGCACAGGCGGGCGCAAGCGCAAGCGCCGCGCCGAAGATGCAGGAAAGCGACGAGATCTCCGGCATCAAGGCCGACGAGCACCCGGTCGCCGCGAAGGCGCGGGAGGCGAGCGCGAACGCTGCCCAGCCGGGCGGCGGAGCCGTGGTCAAGGGGGGCAGCAAGGCATGATCGAGATCGTGTACGACCGGATGCGGCTGCGGCTGACGGCTGACGGGCACGCGGGCTTCGCCGAGGCGGGGCAGGACATCGTATGCGCGGCGGTGACGATCCTTGTGTACACGCTGGCGGCCGCCGTGGGCAGCATGGACGCCGCCGGGCAGGCGCGCGGCTCGAGCGTGGAGCTGGGCAGCGGGCACGCAGAGATCGTGTGCGCTGCATCGCCGCGATGGCGCGCGTGCGCGAAGATGATCTGCGACCAGATCTGCGCGGGATTCGATATCCTGCGGCAGATGTACCCGGAGCGCGTGCGCTACGAGGTGCGCGGATAAAAAAATTTCAGAGATGCAAGGCCGAGGGATAGAGAAAGCCCTCGGCCTTTTTGTATGCTGGAGGTGCGAGGGTGCAGGGGCTTTCGCGTGTGTACCTCCTTTCTTTTCCCATTTTCCCATCTCCTTTTCTCTTGGCACCCACGCAGCGGGGGGGGCTGCTGCGTGGGTATCTATGCCGCCGCGAGGCGCGCTGCAGCGATGGACTGCAAGTGCCGGTGCAACTCCGGCTGACGGCGACAGGGTCGTGGCCTACCACAGATTTTTGACGGAGGCATCCTTATGCGATTTGATATTCGGGCGCTGGCCATGCACGGCCTGCAGCTATTCGGCGGCGAAGGCGGCGCGGGTGGCGCGGCCGGAGGCTCTGCCGGAGCGGGCGCAGGTGCAGATGGCGCAGGCGCTGCGGGCGTAACGGCTCCCGACGCCGGGGAGCGCATCCTGACCGGGCTTGGTGTCCCGGCGGACAAGATCAGCAAGCGGTCGAAAGCGCGCGTATCGGCCATGCACCGTGACGACGGGGCAGCGGCAGAGGCGGCGCAGACGCAGGACGACGCTGCAAATGGCACCGATGACGGGCAGGAAATGCCGAAGCGCCTGACGTGGGACGAGATCATGGCGGATCCCGAGTACAACGAGCAGGCGCAGAAGATGATGCAGAAGCGGCTGGCAAAGTCGAAGAAGTCCGAGCAGGCGCTCAAGGACCTGACGCCGGCATTGGAGCTGATGGCGCGCAAGTACGGCATCGAAGCAGAGGATATCTCCAAGCTGGACGTGCAGGCGCTGAACAAAGCTGTGACCGAGGATAAGGCGTACTACGAGGAGCGGGCGGACGAGCTCGGAATCCCCGTCGAGGAGGCCATGCGTATCGACCAGCTGGAGCGGCGCAACAAGCTGCTGGAGCACCAGAACGAGCAGACGCTTGAGCAGCGCAGACTGCAGGAGCATTTCGACGGGCTGGTGCAGCAGGCGGCAAAGCTGCAGGAGACGTATCCTGGCTTTGACCTGCAGACGGAGCTGGAGAACCCGGTCTTCGCGCGGCTGACCGCGCCGGGCAGCCTGGTCAGCGTGGAGGACGCCTACTTTGCCGTGCACCGCAAGGAGATCCAGACGGCGGCGATGCAGGTGGCAGCGCAGAAGACCGCGCAGCAGATCAGCAACAGCATCCAGGCTGGGCAGCGCAGGCCGGCAGAGAACGGCAGTGCATCCAAGGCGGCATCCATTTCTGCCCCGACGACGATGTCGCGCGCGAGACGCGACGAGATCAAGCGCCGCATGCGCATCGCAGCGGCGAACGGGGAGAAGCTCTATCCCGACACGTTCTGACAACGTGCGGCGGCTCCTCCCGGACGAACGACATTTTCTGAAAGGGGAAGCTATTTTATGAGGACCATTCTTTATTCTATGCTCGGTCTGCAGCTTTTCGCGGACGCAGGCACGATGGTCAACGCGACCGGCAACTACGTCAACGCCTCGACCGGCACGACGACTGCGTTCGACGCAACGCACACGCTCGCGCCGGAGCTCAAGACCTTTTATGACACCGAGCTGCTCGAAAACGCGCGTGCCGAGATGTTCTACGCGCAGTTTGGCAAGAAGCAGGCGCTGCCGAAGAACCACGGCGGCACGGTCGAGTGGCGCAAGTGGAACACCTTTGAAAAGGCCGGCAAGCTGACCGAAGGCGTGATCCCGACCGGCCAGAAGTTCGGCGTGACCAAGCTCGAGGGCAGCATCAACCAGTACGGCACGTACACCAGCATCACCGACCGTCTGGAGCTGCGCGCCTACGACGACGTGATTCTCGGCGCGACCGAGGAGATGGGCGCGAGCGCCGCAGAGACGCAGGAAAAGCTCATCCGCGACGCGCTGCTGACCAACACCAACGTGCTCTACTGCGACAACATCAGCGCGGTCGGCGCGTATATCTCCACGCCGACCTCCTGCGCCGAGATGGGCGCCGGCGGCGGCACGAGCGCTGCTGACGGCTACGCCTACCTGACGCCGGACATGATCGCCAAGGCGGTCACGAAGATGAAGAAGGACCGCGTGCCGACAATCAACGGCAAGTATTACGCCGTGATCCATCCGTCCGTCGCCTACGACCTGCGCAAGTCCAACGAGTGGATTGAGGCGCACAAGTACGCCCAGCCGGACGAGATCTACAACGGCGAGATCGGCGAGCTGCACGGCGTGCGCTTCATTGAGAACACCTTCGCGCCTGTCCTTACCGGCACGGGCTACAAGAACAAGAGCGAAGGCGCGACCTACGCGACCTACTTCTTCGGCAAGGATGCCTTCGGCATCATCGATCCGGAGGGCGGCGCTCTGGAGATGATCGTGCACGACAAGTCCGAGATCGGCGGCCCGCTCAACCAGTTCAGCACCATTGGCTACAAGTTCGAGACCAACGGCGCGACCGTGCTGTACACCGAGCGCCTGCTGCGCGTGATGAGCACGTCTGCTTACAGCGCGACGGACGCCGCCAACTGAGGCGAAACCAATATGGCCGGAGGCGCTGCGGTGTCTCCGGCTGATGTGAGAAAGGAGCGTACCCATGGCAACCGAAAAAAAGACTGAGGCTGCGGCTGAAAAGCTGCCGGATCCGTATGAGCTGGAGGAGATCTTCATCCCGCGCGCCGGCGCGAAGGAAGACCCGAACCTGTTCGTGAGCGTCAACGGAAAGAATTTTTTGATTCCGAAGGGCAAGAAGTCCAAGGTGCCGCGCTACATCGCCGACGAGATCCGCCGGTCTGAGCGCGCGCGGGACGCCTTCGAGGCGTTCGTGGACGAAGCGACGGCGGCCGCACAGCAGGCGGAGTAAACCCACGGGAGGCGGCATCACGCCTCCCTTTTTCAGTATAAGGAGCAGAGACTATGACGATTTCGGACGCGATCACGATGGTGGACGCCCTGCGGCCGAACCAGTATTCGCAGGACATGAAGATCCGGTGGCTGTCGCGCCTTGACGGGATGATCTGGCAGGAAGTGATCCGCACGCACGAGGGCGGCACGGAGACGTTCGACGGCTACGGCGAGAACACGAGCATGAGCACGGAGCTGCTCGTCGGCAGCCCGTATGACGAGGACGTGTACAACAACTACCTGCAGGCCATGATCGACCGCGAAAACGGCGAGGCGGGCAAATACAGCCAGAGCATCACGCTGTTCAACGCGGCGTTCTCGCGCTGGCGCAACTGGTATAACCGCGCGCACATGGCGAAGGACCCCGGAACATTCCGGTTTTGAGGGAGGGATGACAGATGCCGACATATCCGACGATTCAGGAAACGGCACGCTCGCAGCAGGTGACGGATACCTTCGGCGGCTACAATCACAACCTCAAGATCCCCGAGGGGGAATTCTACGAGATGGAGAATTTGTGCGGCGACGATTACCCGCTGCTGGCAAACCGTGACCGGCGCGACACGGTGTTTGGCAACCTGAACAACCTGAACGCCATGACGGTGCGAAACGGATCGCTGTATTACATTGCCGGGGCGGACAGCAGCTCCGGCAAGATGATGACCGGGCTGTACTGCGACGAAAAAAAGGTGATGGAGCTGGCGTTCACGGGGCGGAAAAAGCTCGTGAACATGGGCGCGTACCTGCTCATCTGGCCGGACAAGGTGTGGTACAACACGGCCGACGGCACGCACGGGAACATGGAGAAACTGTTTTCCGCTGCGGCCGGGACGTATCTGTTTTCGGAGACGAACGCCGTTTCCGGCCCGGACGGGCAGGAGACGACCACGGTCTATGCCATATGGCTGATGGAGCCGTGCAGCCGGGACGGGAAGACCGTGTACACGACGAGTGAGACGCACAGCGTGAACTTCGGCAGCAACCGCACGGTGATGCAGGACGGGATCACCTACTACTATCTCAACAGCAACAAACCATCCGCGCCGAAAAACGGGGACGCATACATCGACAACGAGACGCGAACGCCATATGTCTACAGCGACACGGAGAAGGACTGGGTGGCGCGGGATGTGCCGGTGATGCGGCTCAAATGCAAGGGGATCGGCAGCGGCTTCGCGCCCGAGGACTATGTGAAGATCTCGTATGTGGACACGAGCACGGACTTCGGCCTGCTCGGCGGGGATAACCTTGCGGACGGTACGTACCGCGCGGTGCTGGCCGCTGGGGACGATTACCTCGTGCTGGACGCCTATGCGCCGAAGGTCACGGCGCGGTATTACATTGACGAGACGCCGCCGGGCGCATACGTCAAGGCGGCGATGGATCTGCCGGATATGGACTACGTCATCGAGGCGCAGAACCGCCTCTGGGGCTGCAAGTACGGCACGGTGAACGGGAAACTTGTCAACGAGATCTACGCCAGCGCGCTCGGCCGCTTCGACATCTGGAAGCAGTACGCGGGCGTGAGCACGGACAGCTACGCGGCGTCCGTCGGCTCTGACGGCCGGTGGACGGGCGCGGTGAACTACCAGGGCAGCCCACTGTTTTTTAAGGAAAACCGGATGCACAAGGTGTATGTGTCCGCGAGTGGCGCACACAGGATTCAGGAGTACACGATGCGCGGCGTGCAGCCGGGATGTGCAAGGAGCCTCGCGGTGGTCAACGGCGTGCTGTTTTACAAGGCGCGCGACGGCGTGTTCGCCTACGACGGAAGCGGCGCGCCGATTGACGTTGGCGAAAAGCTGAACCTGAAAGAGCTGCACTGGAGCGGGAACATGAGCGCAATCGCTTCGGCGTGGCGCGACAAATACTACCTGTATCTGCAGATGAGCACGCCTCCGGGAAACCGGCTGCTGGTGCTGGACACGAGCCGGGGCACATGGTATCGGGAGAGCCTGCCAGTAGGCGGTGTTGTGGACTTTGCAGAGCTGGAAGGAACGCTGCTGTGCGCGACGAGCGGAGACGTGCTGGAGATTGCGCGCGACCAGACGCTGGCCTTTCGAGCGAGCGGCACGACGGAGGACACGGTGGCATGGAGCTGTGAGACGGGGCTGATCGGTTACAGCACGGTGGAGCAGAAATACGTCAGCCGGTTCAACATCCGCATGAGCCTCGCGCGGGATGCGTACATGGATGTGCTCGTGCAGTATGACTCCGACGGTGTGTGGCACAACCAGGGCCGCATCCAGGGCGTGGGAACGCGCACGTTCATGCTGCCAGTGCGGCCGGGGCGCTGCGACCACTTCCGCATCCGGCTCGAGGGCAGCGGGGACGTGCGCATCTACAGCTTCGCAAAGATATTCGAGGCGGGGAGCGATGTGTATGCTGACATTTGATTACCCGCAGACGTATGCAGTGACCGGCAGCGCAGAGGAGCAGCTTGCCCAGCTGCGCTCGTACATCTGGCAGCTCGTGGACGTGCTCAATCAGGCAGGCGACGGGAACGAGGCCGGAATCGGCACTGCAGATACTGCCGCGCTCCGTACAGAGCTGGAAAAGCTGCGAAAGGCGCTGCGGGATCTGGAAGCAAAGAGCGGGCACGGCCTCCCGAGCGGCGGAACGGCCGGGCAGACGCTGACGAAACTATCCGACAACGACTATGACACGGGCTGGCGCACACCGGCAGGCGGAAGCGACAAAAACGTAGACTATGTAACCGAGCAGGGCACGACAGGAAAATGGACGTGGCGCAAATGGGCGTCCGGCATCGCCGAGATGTGGGCGACGTTTGGGACGGACAAACTGGCAATGGAAACGCAGACATGGGGCGCACTGTATACCGCATCGTGGATGGGCCTCGCGGCAAATAAGGAAGCGCGTGAGTACCCGTTTGCTTTTGTCGAAAACCCGGTCGTGTCGGCGACGCCAACGGTCTGGAGCGGCAACGTATGGCTTGCCACGAATACCGAAAACGACACAGGTACGCGGCTGACGCATGCCCCGGCGTATCAGTGCGTGAGAGCATCCGACGCGACGGTTAATAGCCCGCAGATCAGCTACTACGTTGTGGGCAAGTACAAGTAAAGGAGGCCACGCATGGCAAAGAAAAACTACAATGGTGTCGAGTTTGACGACAGCGTGGATTATGCTGCGCTGATGGGGAAGGCTGCTGCTGCCGGGAACAACGAGAAGGCAGCCGTCCTGGAACGAAAGCGCAACGCGAAGATTCAGTCCGGCGGCATGGACTACGAGACGACAAACCAGTACGCGCAGTACCTGCCGAAGGTGGACACGCCGTATGACACACAGACGGACTACGCCGCCCTGATGGGGAAGGCTGCGGCCTCCGGAGACTACACGAGCGCGGCCCGGTACGAAAAGCAGCGAAACGCGAAAATCAAGGGCGAGGGCCTGGACTATGAGACGAGCGATTATTACTCGAAGTACCTGCCCGAGAACCGGTATACCTACGACCCGAGCAAGAACGACGCATACCAGCGCGCGAACGATCAGGCGACGGCGATCTACGACAAGATCATGAACCGCGGCGAGTTCTCGTATGACGTGAACAAGGACAAGCTCTACCAGCAGTACCGCGACCTGTACGCGCAGATGGGGCGCGGCGCGATGGAGGACACCATGGGGCAGGCGGCGGCGCTGACCGGAGGCTACGGAAGCACCTACAGCCAGAACGCGGGGCAGCAGGCGTACAATGCCTACCTGCAGAAGCTCAACGAGGTCGTGCCTGAGCTGTATAACGCAGCCTACGACCGCTACAACCAGGAAGGCCAGAACCTGATGAACCTGTACAGCATGGCGCGTAACAACGCCGACAGCGCCTACGAACGTGACTACAACCAGTGGTACAACCGGCTGCAGCTCGAGCGCAGCGACGAGGACACGACCTACAACCGCCAGCAAACCGAGGAGCAGAAGAAGCTCACGCAGGAGGAGACGGACTACGAGCGCAAGCAGAACGCATGGAGCCGTCTGTCGTCCCTGATCACGACGACCGGGTACCAGCCGTCGAACGAGGAGCTGGCGGCGGCAGGTATGTCTGCCAACGAGGCGGCGTATCTGCGGCAGTATTACCAGCAGCAGAAGGCAGCAGCGTCAAATAAGAGTGGGGGGTCGGGCGGCGGAAGCAGAAGAAGCAGGAGCGGAAGCGGGAGCGGATACGGAGGTGGCGGAACGCAGCCGGGGAAGACGGATTCACCGTCTCCGTATGCACACAAGCCCGGCAGCGGGATCACGCACAATGACATCGACTACACGGACACGAGCGCAGTAAAAGACTCTGCGGCCGTGGCGGGCAGAGTGAAAGAGATGATCAATGAAGGCGTACCGATCGCGGACGTGAATACATTCATCCGCAGCGCGTCGGAAAACGGTCTGATCTCGGACGACAGCGCCCGCAGGCTGAGATACATGAATAACTCCAGGAAGTGAGGGGCACATAGATGACAGTCAAGAAAGCAGCAATCTCCATTGGCGATTGGCTCAAGAGCACGGGATTCTCCGCCGAGAAAACGCTTGCTTCGGCGCAGGAGCAGCGGAAAAACCTGCTGCAGCAGATGGACAACGCGAATGCATCGTATCTAACCGGCGAGAATCGCGGCGCGCTGCAGAACGCATTCAGCAACTATCAGGCGACCATGAATGTGCTTCGCGGCGCCGGCTATGACACCGGAAATGACGTCGACGTTCTGCGCAGAGCCGTGCACTCGTCCTTCGACTTCCAGAACCAGTTCAAGGATGAAAACGACTTCAACGTGTCATACGCCTACCCGAAGAAATACAAGGGTAAGACCCGCACGGACGTCGATGCGGCGCTCGCGCAGCTCAAGAACACGCCGGGAGCCGAGGCAGAATATGACTGGCTGAACAAGAACCAGATGAATTACTGGTCTGCGGACGAGCTGAAGGCGCAGATCGGCGCGTGGAAGAACGAGATTTCCGGCATCGAACGGCAGCGCCGGAATATGCCGCGCATGGCAGCCGGGAGCACGGACGCGGACTATGCCAAGCGCCAGCAGGAGGCGCTCGCGCTCTCGGGGCAGATCGATGAGCGAAAAGCGAAGATTGGGAAAGCGCAGAGCCTGCTCACAAAGAAGACCTACGATGACGAGATCAGCAAGTGGGACACGCAGATGCAGAAGGCGCTCTCCGACTACAGCAAGGCGCTGAGCGTGAGCGAGAGCGCGAATACGGAGATGGCGATGGCCGGAAACTCCGCATTCGTGGTGCAAAACAGTGACTACGCCACGAACGCACGCAACACGGTGCGCAGCTTCGAGCAGCAGCTGCGTGATTACGGCTACAGTGATCAGCAGATCAACGGCATCCGTAACTACGCGCTCACGCAGCAGCACGCAAACGAGGCTGCGGAAATGGCACAGCAGGTCGCACAGGAGGCCAAGGAGCATCCGTGGCTTTCTTCCGCTATGTCTGTCGGCACGAATATGATGGCAGGAGCGGGCGCGCTCGACATCGCGGCACAGAATGCGCTGAACGGGACGGACCCGTTCACGGGCGAAAAAATGGCCGTCGACCGCTATACGAAATCCATGGTTCCGAGCACGGTGACGAACACCATCCGCGGGAGCGTTTCCGAGGATATGAGCGGCATCGGGTCGTTTCTGTACAACACCGGCATGAGCATGGCCGACAGCCTGGCAACGCTGGCCATCGGCGGCGCGACCGGACTGCACGGCGCGGCGGATGTGATCCTCGGCGGCGCGGCGGCATCTCAGGCAATCACGGACGCATACGATCGCGGTGCTTCTGACTCGCAGGCCATGTCGGTCGGCCTGCTCTACGGAACGGCCGAGGCGCTGTTTGAGCACATCAGCCTGGGCAAGCTGCGCACGTTCCACACGTCGGCGGCCGCCGGGAAGAAGACCGCGAAGACGCTGGTTAAGGATATGCTCAAGCAGAGCTTTGTGGAAGGCAGCGAGGAAGTCTGCACGGACATCGCAAACGTTATCTCCGACGCGATCGTGATGGCCGACAAGAGCGAGATCAACCAGACGATCGCCGCCTATCAGGCAGACGGCATGAGCGAGGACGAGGCAACGCGCAAGGCGTGGCTTGACTGGCTCGGCCAGACGGCGCAGGACTTTGCCGGAGGCATGATCTCCGGCGGCGTAATGACCGGCGGTGATATGGCGCTCAACGCCGGGATGCGAAGCGCGAATTACCGCGAGGCCGGCCGGCAGATCACGGCCAACGACTACGCGGACATCCTCCGCCACGCTGCAGAGGAAAGCGGCGACGAAAACCTCCGGAAGATGGCCGGGAAGAAGCAGACGAACCGCAACACCGGCAAGCTCTACGAGGCGACACAGGAAGCAAATCTCACGCAGGCGGTCTCTGACCGTCTGGGTGCGCTCGGCACGCCAGAAAACGACGTGCAGGAGCTGACCGGCCTCGTGGTCAAGCAGATCAAGGGGCAGGAGTTGACGGGCAAGGAACAGCGAAAATTTGACGCCAGCAAGCAGGCACAGCGCGCGGCGAACGAGTATGCGTCCCTGTTCACGAGCGAGGCGGACCGGACAACGAACGCATGGGCGCGCAGCCATATGCGTGACGCAGCCGAGCTGGAGCGCAACGCAATCTATGGCGGGGCACGCAAGACTGACGCAGGGCAGACGCAGACGCATCAGGCGGAGAAGAACGCCGAGGTGCAGGTAAACGGTGAGACCGCGCAGGTGCAGGCGCTCCGATATGACCAGGAGAGCGGCAGCGTGGAGCTGTCCGTGAAGGCCAAAAACGGCGATGTGCAGCGTGTTTCCGTGAAGGACGCCAAGCTGCCGGAGGGCACGCGCCTGCTCGCCGAGAGCGCGGAAAAATACGGCGAGACCGCGCCGCAGATGTACGCAAACTACCAGAACGGGCAGGACGTGGAGCGCTACGCCAGCGCCTACGAGGTGGCATATTCCTACGGCCGCGCGCGTGTGAAAAACTACGCTGTGCTCGAGAACAGCGGCGCAGCATCGTATCTGACACCGGAGCAGCGGAAATTTGCCTACGAGACCGGACTCGCCGCGGCGCGCAGGGAATCTGACGCAAAGAGCGCGGCGGCCAAGAGCGGCGAAATTCTGGCCGGCAGCGTGACGCTGGAAGGCGGAAAGCTCGGAAACGTGACGCTCGCTGCCGTGAACACAGCCGGCCTGACGCGCAAGCAGACGGCGTCGATCGACGTGGCACGCAAGGTGGCCGAGGCGACCGGCGTGAACGTCGTGTTCTTTGAATCGCAGACCGGAGAGGACGGAAAATACCTCGGCATGAACGGCGCATACCGCGATGGCACGATCTATCTGGACGTCAATGCAGGGAAAAACAACGTGGACACCGGCGAGACGGCTATCCTGAAGACGATGTCGCACGAGCTGACGCACTTCATCCAGCAGAACAGCGGCCAGTATGAGGCGCTGAAGGAATTTGTGGCGAACCATGTGCTTGAGAGCGGCGACAGCATCGAGCGCCTCGCCCGACAGAAGCTCGACAACGACTCGACCGGCGAGCTGACGATGGACGGCGCGATGGACGAGGTCGTGGCCGATGCGTGCGAGATGATGCTGCGCAACACCGAGGCCGTGCAGCGGCTGGCGAACGAGAACCGCAGCCTTGCCGAGAAGATCCGCGACTGGATCGGCGACTTCGTGAAGAAACTGCGTGCTGCGTTTAAGGGCGACCATGCCACGCACGACGAGGCGAGAGCCATGCTCGACCGGATGGTGGAGCTGCAGAAGCTCTGGGACGATGCGCTGGTGGACGCGGCGAAGACGAGGGCTGCAAAAGAAAACGCCGCTGATCATGGCGACGTGCAGCATTCCATCCGCGAGGAATTCTCTGACGAGATTGATGAGTGGGCGCGGAGCGGTATGCGCGAGAATGAACAGTTTGTTCTCGGAAGCACCGGCCCCGTACTGCAGGGCCTCGGCGCAATCGAGAGCGACATCTTCATGAACGGTGACAAGATTAAAAAGATCTTGACAGACCACCCGGAGATGACGCTTGCGGAAATCAAGAAGATCCCTAAAATTCTGGAGGATCCTGCGATTGTCCTAAAAAGCAAGACAAGGAAAAATAGCATTGTAGTATTTGGAACATACAAGGCGGTAAACCAAAAGCCTTTCCTTGCTTCTATGGACCTCAGGCCAATGGAGCGTGGCTTTGCCATTGACGATATGCAGAAGGTCACCAGCGCCTATACGAAAACAGAGACGTTGAGGAAAACAGCAGAAGAAAACGGGCGGGATTTTCTCCTCAGCAGCGAGGTGCTATTTGCGGATAAAAAAAGAACCGCTTCGGTTCTTCGACCCATGGGCATCTACGCGCCCATGGAACTTCTCCGCAGCGGTTATGTAGGTAGTATAACCTACCGAGGAGGAAAAGTCAACATCGAAGGGGTGCCGTTTTCTTCCGTTTTCCGCGAAAACGGGGCTGATGGTGCGCAGTTCTCCCTCCGCGAACCGGTGGAGCAGGTGCGCGATCTTGTCGCCGTGCATGGCCTGACAGAGCAGAACCTGCGGGGCGCGCTTGCGCTCGGCGGATTGCCGATGCCGAGTATCGCGGTCGTAAAAGCTGCGCAAGGGCACAGCAAGTACGGCCCAATTTCCATGGTGTTCGGCAGGGAGAGCATTGACCCGCAGGTTGACCCCAGGAACAAAATCTACGGCGGGGATGCCTACACGCCGACGGCGCCGGCGGTGGAATATCCGGTGAACTACGACCGGATGCGGACCGTCGAAAAACGGCTCGCCAGACTGAGCGGGAAGATCGTGGGCGGCGTATTCCGAAACGACAGCGCCCTGCAGCGTGCAGGCGTCGGTGAAGAGAGCGGTATGAGCGCGTCGGAGCTGGCGGACAAGCTCTCGCGGGACGACAGCGTGCGCGCGGCCTATCTGGCCGATCGTGGGGAAACGCTCGAGCCGGTCATGCAGGCAAAGGAATTCAACCGATACGGCAATGACGCGCTGGCGAAACTGGTGCAGAAAATCGGCGTGCAGGAGCTCGCCCACGTTGAAGCGGACATGGAAACCGGGGACTATCAGTCTGCGCGAGAGATCGAAGACACGGTGCGCCAGATTATCCGCGACAGCTACGAGGAACAGCATCGCAGATTTCTGGACCGAAAGCCGGAACTGAAGGAAAAGCGGCTTGACCACTTCATGGATAACAATGTCCATACTTCCACGGTTGAGAATTTCATCCGAGATGCGTGGGCGTTTTACGAAGATCAGGGCGCTACAGCGGACGAAGTAGACCGATTGGCTACCAGCGACAAATTGCACGAGGCGACGGATACTGAGGACGTGAAGGCATGGCTGCTGCCACAGCTGAAATCTGTTTTTGGCGAGCCCGGCATTTACAACGGGAAGGAGCGCTATACCGCCTCTGGAGACAGACGCAGCTTTTCGCAGCTGCATTGGGAATACACGCTTGAGAACATTGTGAGTGCGATGGCGGAAACCCAGAAGGAGCGCGGCGGCCAGACGTGGGGGACGTCGGCAGGAGCTATGCAGGCTGTCAGTGCCGAGGACTTTTCCAGCATTGATGAAGTGAAGGCCGCGAGCGGCAGGCTCGGCAAAGCGGAAGGCGAGCAGTATGAAGCGGCGAAGAATGCTGTTGAAAACCTGATCGATCAAGCGACACGCACCGTTATGCGAGAGACGCGGCCGCACGCCGACAATTCGTTCGATGAAAGAGAAATTATCGGCGATGTTATGATGGAAGCGGCGAAGGGCAAGCGGACGGCGCGAGCCATTCAGCAGGCTTTTGCGAAAGAGGGATATTCGGTCAGTGAAGAAACTGCTCGCCGGATTCAAGAAGTGTATAAGGCGGCGGCTGCACTTCCGACGGAATATTTTGAGGCGAAGCCGCAGAGAGCGGTCGGCTTTGACGAGGTGCAAGTGGCCATTGTGCCGGACAACATCAACTCCGAGCTGAAAGAGCAGCTTGAAAATATGGGAGTGCCGGTGCAAGTGTACCGCGCTGGTGACGAGGAGCAGCGTCTGCAGATACTGAACTCGGATAAATCGTGGCAGTTTTCCGAGCGCGACGACACGCGAACAGACCGCGACGTGCTCTCCGATGCTGCGGACGGCGACGCGGCAAACGTGCGCGAGTTGGAGATGCTGCGCGAGTACCGGGAGAAACTGCAGAAATACAGCTCGCTCACACGGAGGCTGGAGCAGCAGCGCGATCTTGCACAGAACGCGGAAAGCAAGGAGGAGCGCCTGAAGGCGAGAAACCGCGCGGACAACCTGGCTGCGCAGGTGAGCCGAGCGGACGCGCAGCTCACGCGGATGCAGAACGCGAAACCGCTGCGCGAGCTGGTGGCGCGCGAGCTGAAGACGCGCGACAGCCTGGCCAAGGAAAACGCCATGCTGCGCGACCGCGTGGAGTATTGGCGTGGGCAGACGCGTCGCACGGCAGAGGCAACCACAGACCCGAAAGCCGTGCGGGAAGCCGCGAAGGATATCATCAAGCAAACAGGCAGCAGCATCGACGCGGACGAGGTCACAGGAAGACTGCAGGAGCTGTACGACGGCATTGCCCGCGCGACGAGCGAGAACGGTTTGAGCCAGGAGGATATCTGGAAGCACGCGTATGATCTTGCACACGACATTTTGAACGACGTGACTGCCGTTGACGACACGATGTACCGCGAGTATGAAGACCTGCGGAAGTATTTCAAGGGTCAGCAGCTCGTCGTGTCCGCGGCTGACCGCGGGGAAATTCCGGACTTCGGAGATTTCCGGCGGAGGAACATGGGCCGAATGCGGCTGAAAAACGGCGAGCGGACGAACGTTGACCAGGTTTACGCAGAGCTGAGTGAGCTGTACCCTGAATTTTTTGACCAGAACCGCGAGAGCCAGCCGAGCGACCAGCTCTACCGCATTGCCGATGTGCTGGACGCGGTGTACTCCGTGAACGAGTACAACCCGAACGCGCAGTATATGCGCGAAGCGACGCAGAGTGTGAGCAACGAGATCCTTGAGCAGTTTTTCGACCTGCCGCAGCAGAGAACGTTTGCCGACCGGCAGGCCAAGAAGGACGAACAGCAGAAGACGCACTACCTCAACCAGATCAACGAGCTGCGCAAGGCCAATGACACACGCATCGCGGAGTTGCGGGCGCAGAACCGCAAACGGCTGCAGGAAGCCGTGGCAAGAGAGCGCGAGAAACGCGACGAGCAGATCGCGCGGCTAAAAGACAGGAACGCGGAAGATAAGGCGCGCCGCGAGGAAAGCGCGGCTGTGGCGAAATACCGCCCGCGCATCGAGCAGAAGGCGAAGCGCCTGAGCGATTGGCTGCTGAAAAACAGCGACAAGGAACACATCCCGGAGCCGTTGAAGCTGGCGGTAGGCGAGTTCCTGGAATCCATCGACTTTACGAGTAAGAGGGCGCTGGACGGCGGCGCGCTGACGAAAAAGGACATTCGGCGTTCGCTCCGGTATACTGACCGGATGCAGAAGCTGCTGGACAGCCTGCGCGGGCAGAACGATGACGGGACGAACGACCTCGGACTGTATCTGGACATCCCGGATGGATTCCTCGAGGAGATGCAGAAGCACATCAACACTGCGTCCGACATCGTCAGCCAGAACCCAGGCGAGAACGTTGTAAACCGGATGAGCGGAGAGCAACTGCAGCAGCTCGACCAGATGCTCACGATCCTGACGCGCAGCATCCAAAACGCGAACAAGCTCAAGGCCAACGCGCACTTTGAGACCGCGCGGCAGGCGGCGCAGGCGACGGTGCTGGAGCTCGACCGGCTGGGGCAGGCCAAAGGAAGAACGAAGGCCGGAGAAAAGGCGGCCGGTTTCTTCAACTGGGAGAACACGACGCCGTACTATGCTTTCCAGCGCTTCGGCGAGGGCGGCAAGGCGATATTCGAGGCGCTTTCCGACGGCTGGGACAAGATGGCCTTCAACACGAAGGCGGTCATGGACTTCACGGAGCAGACCTACACGCCGAAGGAAGTGAAGGCGTGGTCGAAGGAAACGCACACGTTTAAGCTCGAGAGCGGCGAGAGCGTGAAGATGACGACTGCGCAGATGATGGCGTTTTACTGCCTCTCGAAGCGCGAGCAGGCCATCGGCCATCTGCTCGGCGGCGGTATGCGCGTGGAGGACATCCAGAACAGCGGGCGCAAGGAAAACGTCAAGCAGCCGGATCCGTTCCTGCTGACGCAGGAGGACATCACTGCAATCAACGGCGCGCTTACAAAGCGGCAGCGTGAAGTAGCGGACAAGCTGCAGAAGTACATGACGCAGCAGGGCAGCGAGTGGGGCAACCGCGTATCGATGGAGCGCTTCGGATACCGCGCGTTCACGGAGGAGAACTACTTCCCCATCGAGACGATGGACTCCGACCGAGACGCGAAAGACCCAGGCGCGAAAGAGAACGATATGTTCCGCCTGCTGAATATGTCCGCGACGAAGAGTCTCGTCTACAAGGCAAAAAACGCGCTTGTTGTGCGCGACATCTTCGATGTGTTTTCAAACCACATGACGGACATGGCGAAGTATGACGCACTGGCGCTGCCGATCCTCGACGCGATGAAGTGGTACAACTACCGTGAAAAGCAGAAGCTTGAAAACGGGCACGTGCTCACGACGACGGTTCAGCGGTCGATCGAAAAGGCATACGGCATGGATGCCAACAAGTATTTCACGACGTTCATCAAGGACCTGAACGGCGTGAACGAAGGCGGCCGCGGGGAGGGCTTTGCGAAGAAGATGCTCTCCAACTACAAGGTGGCGGCCGTGGCTGCGAACCTGCGTGTGGCGCTGCTGCAGCCGACAGCGTATGTGCGCGCGGTCGGCGTGATGAACCCGAAGTATCTGGCAAAAGGATTTGCCGCGAAGAGCGGATACAAAGAAGCGGAGGCGCACAGCGGCATCGCGCTGTGGAAGCAGATGGGCTTCTACGACACAAACATCGGCAGGGGTGTCCGCGACCAGATCAAGAACGCCGGGACGTGGAAGGACTCGACGGTCGAATTCCTTATGAAAGGCGCAGAATGGGGCGACCGGCTTACATGGGGCCACTTGTGGAACGCCTGCAAAGCGGAGGTGCGTGACAAGCAGAAGCTGACCGGCGACGCGCTGCTGAGGGCGACGGCCGAACGCTTCCGCGAGGTCGTCTACTCGACGCAGGTGGTGGACAGCACGATGACACGCAGCCAGGCGATGCGCGCGACCGGTGTGTACGGCGCTGTATCTACGGCCTTTATGTCGGAGCCGACGCTGTCGTACAACCTGCTGCTCAAGGCGTACACGGACTACACGGCGGAGCTGCGCGCGACCGGAGGCAAAAAAGAAGCGTGGAGAAATGCAAGCGGGAAAATTGCAAGAGCGCTGGCGACCTATCTTGTGTCGGCGGCTGCTTCGGGGCTTTTTGAATCAATCGTGGACGCCTGCAGAGACGACGACGAGTACGCCAAGTGGTTGGAGAAGTACCTGAGCGCGCTGATCGGCGCGAAATACAAAGACGGAAAGTTTTCCGGCGTGAACCTGCTTGAAAGCAACCTGTTCATGGACGTGGATATCCTCTCGAAGCTCCCGATCCTCAAGGATTTCATGTCGATGATCTCCGGGTACGAAAACGACCGGATGGACACGGAATGGATTAAAAACCTGATCGACGCGTATCGAATCTGGGACGAGACGATCAAGCTGGAGACCGGCGAGCTGGACGACCCGACGGACGTGACGTACAACGGCAACATGACGCTGTACGGAAAGATCTACAAGACACTCAAGGCCGTCTCACAGGCGACCGGCCTGCCAATCAGCGCGGCGAGCCGCGAGGTCGTAACGCTCTGGAACACCATCGCCGGAGCTGTCGGCAAGGGCGACGAGTGGACGATCCACACCTATGACTCCGGGCCGGAGAACCAGATCAAGTACGGCCTGAAGGACGGCTACCTCACGCGCGAAGAGGCGCAGCAGCTGCTGGTCGAAAAAGGGCTCGCAGACAACGAGGATGATGCGTACTGGAAGGTTGACAAGTGGGCGACTGGCGAAGGAAAGTACGACGAGGCGCTCGCTGCGGTGCTCAGCGGCGACAAGGCCGCCTTTGATGCGCAGGCAAAGGAGCTGAAAGAGCACGGCATCGGCGAGAAGCAGCTGCAGTCTAAGGTACGCTCGCAGACGGAGAAGTGGTACGTCGGCGACGACGACGGAAAACGCTCGGTCACGAAGGAGCAGGCGCTGAAGATCCTGCAGCAGTACGGAGGAAAAGACGCCGACGAGGCGCAGAAGCTGGTGCAGGAGTGGACGTGCAAGGTCGTGACCGGCACGGACTACGACGACATCAAGGATCTGTATCTCGACGGGAAGCTCACGCGGTCTCGCGCGGTAGACATGATGGTGCGCTACGGCGGGATGAAGCAGGAGGACGCGCAGAACAAGATTGACACGGCGGACTTCGTCAAGGCACATCCGGAATGCGACGGCATCAGCGTCGAGGCCGTGCAGAAGTACAACGAGCAGGCGAAACCGGCCTGTCTGGACGCGGGGACGTTCTGGGAAGCGTACCAGTTCAAAAAAGATGCGAGGACGACGCGCGACAGCAACGGCAAGGCCATCAGCGGTCAGGGCGCGATGAACAAGGTCGCTGCGTATATCGACGGGCTGAACATCAGTTCGGCACAGAAAAACGCTCTGTTTTTGTGCTTCTACAGCCAGACCTCGCTCAACAAGATCCGCTGGAGCAATTAAATCTGAGGAGGGATAGAAATATCCCTCCCTTTTTTATATTGTAGAAGTAGTGGAAGGGAGGCCATCATATGACTATCACAATCGCAGATGGGCGCGGGGCGCTGTGGCAGTGGGACACCGGACGGCGGGTCAAGATCACCGACGGCAACGGCGTCAAACAGGTTCACTATCAAAATAAGTGCTTTGGCCGCAGCGTGGACGTGGACATCGACACAGACGGCACAGCCATTATTCCGGATGAGCTGCTGCAGGACTGGCACACGCTGACGGCCTACGCCTACGTCACCGACGACGCCGGCGCGTACACGATGGTGCAGCAGGACTTTATCGTGCACAAGCGTGCGAAGCCCGCCGGATATGTATACACACCGACAGACCAGATGACGCTGCAGACGATCCAGCGCCAGATCGGCGACCTTTCCGACCTGACGACGGAGGCGAAGGAAAATCTCGTTGCGGCTATTAACGAAGTTGCCGCAAGTTGCGAAAACATGGGCTTTCGCGTGGCAGACGGCTACATCCAGTACAGCACGGACGGCAGCACGTGGCAAAATTTGACCGCCGTGGCAGACCTCAAGGGCGCGGACGGCATCACACCGACGATCGGGTCAAACGGCAACTGGCATCTCGGCACGACCGATACCGGCAAGCCGTCACGTGGAGCAACCGGAGCACCGGGCAAGGATGGCCACAGCCCGGTGGTAACGGCCACCAAGTCCGGCAAGACAACGACAATCAGCGTGGACGGCGCAGCCATTGCCACGGTCGAGGACGGCGCAAAGGGTGACCCCGGCAAGACCGGCAAGACCCCTGTCAGAGGCACGGACTATTGGACGGCAGCTGATAAGCAGGAGATTGTCAA